ATGGGTAGAAAAGTTAAATATAAGACTGAACAAGAGAAACAAGACGCCCAGCGTAAATGGCAGATGGAACATTACTATCGTAATCAGGAAAGATTACGTAAAGTAGCACGTGATAGATACAGAAAAAAACGACAGCAGGAAATTGAGGAAAAACGCAGGAAAGAATTGTATGGGGAGTAATAGTGAACATGAATTTTATTCAATTGAAAATGTAAAAGAATCAGACTTTGTTGAAATAGATGAAGTAAGTGCGTTAGATGTTGTGTTTAATAATCATTATTCAAAAATAATGCCGAGATTAACTAAACATTTTCTTGGAAGTTTTATTGATAATAAACTTGTTGCGGTTATTACTCTTGGGTGGGGAGTTCAACCACTTAATACAATTAAAAATTTATTCCCTTCTTTAAAATCTAAAGACTATTTAGAGATAGGTAAAATGTGTATGTTAGAAGAATTACCTAAAAATTCAGAATCAGTAATTTTATCTAAAATGTTTAAATGGGTTAAGGAGAATAGACCTGATATAAAATTGATTTATACTTGGGCAGATGGTATATTGGGAAAACCAGGTTATGTTTATCAAGCAACTAACTTTTTATATGGTGGGTTTATAACTACAGATTTATATCTATCTGATACTGGTGAGAGAGTACATCCAAGAACAGCTCAATCTTATTTAAAGGATAAGAAAAATTTAAATATAGGTAGAAGACCTACTAAAGAGTTTTTAATTGAAAATAATTGGAGTCATTATAGAGGTAGACAATTTAGGTATGTTTATTTTTTATGTAGTAAGAGAGAAAAGAAAAGATTGTTAAAAGAAACTGATATTAAGTGGAATAGAACATATCCAAAGGATAAAGAATTGGTTTGGAAGAAAAAAGATTTTACAGATGGGTCTTGGAGTTTTGTGAATGAGATAGAATGGAGAAGTAATTCACCACTTAAATATAATAAATCAGCTATAAAGAATAGTAGAGTTGTGTCAACTTATAATAAAGCAAAGGAGTTTTTTGATTTTAATGGAAAGTAAACTTATCAATGGAGATAGTGCTGAATCCAGAGTAGAGAAGGCAATTAATCCAGCAAATTTAATTAAACACGATTTTTTTTAATATGGCAGAAACATTAACACATTTCGGACATTCATTTCAGAAGAAAATTATCATTTTACTTATTAATGATAAACAATTCATGCAAACTATTAATGATATTATAGAACCAGAGTATTTCGATAGTGATGCGGATAAATGGTTAGTACGTAATATAAAAGAGTATTTTGGAAAATATAAGACTACACCAACTATGGAAACCTTATCCATAGAGATTAAAAAAATAAATTCAGATCTTTTACAACAAACCGTTATAGATAATTTGAAAGAATCATATCAATTAAGAAACGCTACTGATTTTGAATATATAAAAGAACATGCGTTGACTTTCTGTAAAAATCAAACATTAAAAACCGCTATAATGGATAGTGTTGATTTGTTAGAAAGACAAGACTATGATGGTATTAAGGTAAGAATAGATGAAGCTATGAAAGCGGGTACGAGTAAGGATTTAGGTCATGATTATATTAAAGGTTTAGAAGAACGAATGACTAAAACTACTCGAAAAACTGTTTCTACTGGTTGGGATATTATAGATGAAGTAATGGATGGTGGATTAGGTGCTGGAGAATTAGGAGTATTGGTAGCACCAGCAGGTATTGGAAAAACTTGGTGTTTACAAAAAATAGTACAAAACGCTATTAAGGTTGGAAAAAAAGTAGTACATTATACATTGGAATTAAACCAAGAATATGTTGGATTACGATATGATACTATATTTTCAGGTGTACCTACAGGAGATTTAAAATTTAGAAAAGAGGAAGTAGAAAAATCTTTACAACAAGTTAAAGGACAATTATTAATTAAATATTTTCCAACCAGGTCTGCAACAGTACAAACTTTAAATGCACATTTGAAACAATGTGAGATTAGTGGATTTAAACCTAATTTAGTTATTGTAGATTACGCTGATATTATGAGAGATGTGGGACATTCAAAAGAATTAAGACTTCAGTTAGGAAACATTTATGAAGACCTACGAGGATTGGCTGGTGAAATGGAAGTTCCTATATGGACAGCATCACAAGCAAATCGTTCATCATTAGAGGAAGATGTTATTGGGGCAGAAAAAGTCGCGGAGAGTTATACTAAAGTTATGACAGCAGATTTTGTTTTAAGTATATCGAGAAAAATTGAGGATAAAGCAGCTAATACGGCTCGGTGTCATATTATAAAAAATAGATTTGGTGTTGATGGTATAACCTATCCTGTAAGTATGAATACTACAATAGGATTAATTGATATACATCGTCCAACTTCAAAAATGGGTTCAGAAGCTACAAAGAAAATGAAAAGTTCAGAGGATTTTTTAAGACAAACCGCGGCGAATGTTTACGCAGCATATAAAACTGATGAAAAAGAAAAACCTTCAGATAAAAAGATAGAAGGATTCGAATAATTTTGTAATATATATGGTACTTATTATTGGAAGAAATAAGAAAAAATTTCATAAAAAAATATGAAAAACTTTCTTCCCTACTTTTATTTTGGGAAAAAATGGGACGTAAAATAAAATACATAACTGAGCTTGATAGAATTAAGGCGAGAAGAGCTCGACAGAAGAAATATTATTGGAAACATCGAGAAAAAATTCTTGATAATAAAAAAATAAAATATTGGTCTAAAAAGGTCATAGGAAAGTAGGTGGAATGGAAAAATTTAAATTATCTGATAAATTTATAAATAAATATAAACGAAAGACGCCACCTTTTGGTTTTAATGGATTAGGTGAATTAGTTTATATGAGAACCTATTCAAGAATTAAAGAAAACGGAAAAAATGAAAGATGGTGGGAAACCGTTCAAAGGGTTGTAGAGGGAACATACTCGATGCAAATGTCTCACATAGAATCTCATTTGTTAGGTTGGAATCCTTGGCAAGCGCAGAAGTCAGCTCAAGATATGTATGATAGAATTTTTAATATGAAGTTCTTACCACCAGGTCGTGGATTGTGGGCAATGGGAACACCAATCACAGAAGAAAAGAAGTTATACGCGGCACTCAATAATTGTGCATTCGTATCTACTGCTACACTTAAAGAAGATTATTCAAAACCATTTTGTTTCCTTATGGACGCATCAATGTTAGGTGTTGGAGTTGGTTTTGATACAAAAGGTGCAGGAGAGATTTTTATAAAAGAACCTAACTTAAATCGTGAAGTAGAAATTTTTCAAATACCTGACACAAGAGAGGGTTGGGTAGAATCTCTTAGACTATTGTTAGAAAGTTATTTTCATGGAACTGCCCAAGTTGATTTTGATTATTCAAAAGTCAGACCTGCTGGAGAGCCAATCAAAGGTTTTGGTGGTGTTTCGAGTGGACATGAACCATTAGAAGAAATTCACGAAGATATTAGAGGTGTATTGGATAATAATACAAATAGTCCAATTACAGTAACGACTATTGTGGACATAATGAACCTTATTGGTAAGTGTGTTGTAGCAGGTAATGTTAGAAGAACTGCAGAGATTGTATTTGGTGACCCACATAATGAAGAATACTTAGATTTAAAAAATTATAAAGTAAATCCACACAGAGAACAATTTGGATGGACATCAAATAACTCTATCTTTGCAGAACTTGGTATGGATTATACAGAGGTAGCAAAAAGAATTTCAGATAATGGAGAACCAGGGTTAGCGTGGTTAGAAAATATGAGACACTACTCAAGAATGAAAAATGGTGGAGATGATAAAGACCACAGAGCTATGGGTGGTAATCCTTGTGTAGTTGGTGATACATTAGTGGCAGTAGCTGATGGTAGAAATGCAGTTCCAATTAAAGATTTGATTGGTACTCAATATCCAGTTTATTCTGTTGATGAAAATGGTAAAGTAGTTATTAAACAATCAACTAAAACTTGGAAAACAAAAGAAAATACTGAAATATGGAAACTAACATTAGATGACGGTTCTAATTTGTTAGCTACACCTGACCATAAAATTATGTTGAGAAATGGTGAATATAAAGAACTTAAAGATTTACAAAAAGGCGAATCAGTATTTCCATTTAATAGTTTTGACAACAAAGGTTATAGGAACATAAGAGGAACTGGTAAAAGAGTAAGTGGTATAAGACAATATAGATTGATTACAGAGCATGAACTTGGTTATATGCCCAATCCAAAAGAATATGCAATTCATCATAAAGATTTTGATAAGACAAATGACAGGTGGGATAATTTAGATGTAATAACTCAATCGGAACATAGTAGATTACATAGATTAGATAAAAATCCAATGCATGACCCTGTAAATGTAGAAAAGATGAAAAAAACTACTCTTGAAAATGGTGGTCATTTTGGTGAAAGAAATAGTATGTATGGTAAACATCATAAAAAATCTACATTAAAAAAGATTGGTAAAAAATCAGAAGAAAATTGGGAAACCCAAAGAGATTTCATGGTTGAATCAATTAGAAATGGTATGACAGATGAAGTTAGAAAACACATATCAAAGAAGATGAAAGAAAAAACAGTTTGGGTTGATTGGAATTGTCCTGTGTGTAATGAATACAAAACACTTACAGAATATCAAGCATCCAAAAGAAAAACTTGTAGTTATTCTTGTTCCAATGTTAAAAGAGGAATGGACAATCAGGGTATTTGGAATCATAAAGTTGCATCAGTTGAGTTTTATGGATATGAAGATGTTTAGGATATGATTGTTGAAGATACACATAATTTTGGTGTGATAACATCTACTTTGGATGATAAGTATTTGTGTTCATCTG